GTATAGAATACGCCTGCACCAAGATTATCATTACTCTTCTCAGGAGTTAACCAATGTGGATTTACGTACATATATTCAAACACATACCCACCTTCAAACTTACGAAGTTCTCGATGGTCAAAAATGTACACAGCTTGACTATCATTGCCATTAATAACCGTCCACTGCTTGCCATATCCCATCCCAAAAAATTCATAACAGAAATTCTTAGTACCATTGAATATAATAACATCAATAGGGACACCTACTGGAAGTTCATCAAAATAGGTTTGCGAACCCTTTTGAGCCTTTGGATTATCAATATCCAAAATCTCTCCAGATTCACCCCCGAAGCCAGGAGAATACATTGGGATTCTATAATAATTAATGTTTCTACCATTTATAATTATATGGTTAAAAGTTAAACCTATACGAATACCTTTTTCAATATGTCCATCGTTATAAACAAACATCTCATCGTCCTTCACAACCGCACAGACCCTTGACTTATGCCCGAACTGACTGTTACAATAAATGTTAGTTGCATAAAAATTATGGAAACGCTTACGAATGCCACCCGTTGTTTCGCCCAACATTCCAAAATCACCTGTAAAAGCCATATAGCCTTTATTTCCCATAGTCCCGAATGTAATGCCACCAACCTTATTAGTACCGTCAAGGCAATCTAACGAAGTAAACGAGCCACTTGTGCCTTTGAGTGTACCCTCAAATGTACTATCACCAGTAACGGTGATATTTTGAAAAGTAGCTCCTTTCGCATCGATAGTCTGCGCCTTGATACCTTTAGCGACTATTTCCTTTGCATCAATAAAATAAGCATTAAGCTTTTCACCATCAGTAAAGAAAGGAACATTGCCAGTTGTTGTTCTTACCTTGAAACGGTCTGCAACAATATCAAAAGTGCTATTCTCACCATTAAGAGTGAATCCGACACGCTCAAGACCTGTCCGCAAGTCTGTCACGGCAGCAGAGATTGACTTATCACCAACCTTCAATGAGGCTTTAAACTGCTTCGTTGTAAACTCCTGTGCTGCTTGCCAATCCTTAATACTAAACTCTTCACCCTTTTTCTTTGGCTGAACACAAACGAGCAAGTCGTTTTTATACTCATCTTCATAAGTAGCGTTACTCCACTGGTCGCCCTTATCATACGGAGGAACAGGCTGCTCACGCACAAACATCCTACGCTTACCATCTGCTGTGTCCTGTGCTCGCTGTGCTGCTTCAAGCGACTTAAGAACATCAGCATCCGTTATCTCATTCCAAGCGAAAGAGCCATCAGGGTTCCGCTCGAAAGAATAAGCACGACCGCCACCTGTCTCAACGTATGAGCGATTGTAGTAGATATCATGCTCATGCAATTCCTTTGTAGCATCGTCCGCCCATTCGTTAGCAGGTTCAGTGGTGAGCGTTGGTACCACGTCACCAAACCAAATCACAAGTTGCTTGTCTGACTGCTGTTGCACAGCATTGATACGTCCTTGCATCGTATTCAAGAAGTCTTGCAGGAGGATATACTTACCACGATTAGCTGGGTTCTCGACCCTTATCTCGAATTTCTGCTTATCAAAAAGGAAGATAGGATCAGGAAGGGTAAAACTATTTATTCCCTTTATAATCTTAAAGTACGGACTACCCTCACCAGCTGCTGATTGTATGATAGCACTCTGTCTTTCTTCAACAGTGAGGTTACCAAGCTGCACAACCTCGTCACCCACCTGTGGAACATCGCTGCCACTTGCGTAGTCATCTACATTTGTATTATCTGCAATATCTACGTAATCAGTACCGACAGCAGTAACCTTACGATGCCAGTAGTGATTAGACAACTGACCGCCAGCATCAATCAAGTTGAATGTCTCGCACAGTGCAAGGTCATTCACTTGCATAGAGTTATACACCCTACGCCCTTCGCTATCCTGCTGAACAAAATAGCACCGCCAAGCACCAGCAGTCTTCTCTATTCGTGAGATAACAAAGCCACCAGCAGAGTTGACGACCTTACCTTTAATGTGAGATGTTTTCATCACCTCCACCTCTTCTGCTGTCAGCTTCTTGCGTGCGTGAATATAATCCGTGTCGATATGCCACTGCCCATTGTCGTCCTTATAAATGCCAGCACCTGAGCCATCTTTTACAAAATCATCGCCAAACTCAATACCCTTTAAGAATGTAATAACCTCTTGAGCGGTGTCGGGGATATTCTTTCTTAGGAAGCGTGGGTCTACATAATTCTTTAGAAGCTCACTTGTCTGTGTGGAGTTCAGTCCGCTGCCGCTGAAATTACCCGATAGGATATTATTGACATCCTCCTTTAACTGCGAGATAGTACCCTTGACAGCTTGATTGCCAACGGTTATCTCCTGAATAATCGGGTAATCCAGCTTTGTAACCAACTTTATGACACGTGTCTTTAGCTTGTATCCCTGCCCATCGTCAAAGGTGACCTTTTGCCCTAAGTAAAGGTTAGGGTTATGGTCTACAAACGCTCTTGGGTTAGATGCAAAGGAATAGTTATTATTATCCTGCGCACGTCTTTTTATCTCCTTGATAGTTCGTGCTGCTAACTCGGATTGGGCAAGTTTCGTTTCATGATCACCCATTACGATGTTAAACAGCACAACCATATTACAAGTGAGGTCAGGGAGATTCTTACCACGTGGGTAAAGTCCCTCGCTCTCATTGGTAGGGATAATGGTATCTCCGCTTTGATACTTGAGAATTTCGTAATCACCCTTTAAGATGTCTACGCCACTATCTCCCTCGTTTGGCTTTGGAGCGATTGGGTTGTTTACTTCGTGGTAGTGAAGTTCAAAACCATCCTGCCCATTAGGCTGTCCTACAAGTCCCTGCGTGAGTACGTCATATTGCCCATCTACTGCGTGGGTGTTAACCTTAAATATTCCTTTAAGCGTGTACCCTTGTAATACCTGCTTTGTGCGGTCTATCTCATAATCATACCAATAGTGAGTAATGATGTTTCCGCTTTCGTCCTTATCGTGAGTTATATTGATAGCGGTCTTGCCAGCTATCTTAGTTGTAGAAGGGAACGCTAAGCGCATATACCAAATAGTATATGTCTTTTTGTTTCCTCTGATGTCAAGTTCTATTGTGTTTGTCTGAGAGTTCTTTAGATAACGCACGTGCTTACGGACGTTATAAACATACAAATCTATATGCGGATAAACATCATCAAAGGAGAGTGCAAGCGTTTGCTTGATTTCTCCTGATGCTTCAAACGCTTCCTTTGTGATGACGTTCCCATCTGTGCCTACATAGATATACCCGTCAGGGTAAACAGCCTTGTCAAGTCCTAATCGTGCAAGCGTGGCAACGTTACCAGTGCCAACAAGTGCCTTTGTAGACATATTCTTTGTTGACCCCTGCGGATAGAAACAGTTGTAATACGGTTCTTTGCTATCGCTTACAGATGCTTTCTGTATATTTTCGTGTACCTTTAATGTCGGTACGTCCTCGCCAAGATTAATACTTATCTGACCGAAATACAAAGCCTTATGCTTCCATGATAAATGCCATTCACAAGCGTTATTCTTGCAGCCTTGAGCAATAGAAGATAATACGGAAAGTATATCATTCGATGATACGGAGAATGATACGGAACTATCCACATTACCGCAAAGGGTGAATGTAAACTTTTCGCTCTCTGTCGTTATATTGAGTGCTTCATTGATAGCCTTACAAGCGTATTCAAGTGCATTTGTAGTTAGTCCATCAAATGACCATTCTTGCTGCTTGATAGGGTTCTTATCCGCATCTGTGGTGTCATAGAGAAATGGCACACGGCTAAGCCACATCAAAGGGTGCTGAAATTCGGGGGTGTACTTAAATCCTTTGTCGTCCTCTGTCGGTGTGTATGGACTGAGTAGCCTATACTTCAAGCCGTCATCAAAGGGGGTAATATACGCACCTGCTGGCAATGTGAGTTTTACATCACTTTGCCACGATAATCTTACAAGGTCACTTCTGCCTAACTCTTGCTCGTGTTCTGCGCCCTCTGTCAGTGTCGCATCGAGTATCTTGTTGTTATGGGTGTCGTATATTACCATAACCGCAAAGGTAACAAGAAAAGAAAGGGTAGGGGAATGGTGTAAAAACAGAAAAGCCACAACGTTTTTGTTGTGGCAAATCTTTTATATGTGGTTAAATTACTTTGTAATTGCCTTCTGTGCTATTGTTGTCTGTCTGCTCGGATAGAAGATGTAGTATTACATCTGTTTCTTGTAAGTTGTTCATTGTCCCTTTGGTTTATAGGCAAGTACTTTGCCTAAGTTATACACTACTTGTTCTACCACCCAT